TTGTGCCGGTTGAGCGCGATATCGAGAATTTCCTCTTTACTTAACGGCGCATCACCAAAGATCGTGGCGGTGCGTTCGGTAGGCACACCGGCCAGATAATCGTTAATAAAATCTTTGATCTTGTCTACGCCCGCAGCGCGGTCATTGTTTGGATTTACGAACGCCTGCAAGATCGTAAGCGCGTTCTCGTTTACTCCAAAAACGTCAGACTGGTTGAGGTAGTCGGACAGACTCATGCCTTTACTTTTCATATCGGCGAAGTCTTGGGCTGCCTGTACCAGATCATCGGCAATCTCATATTGCTCACGCTGATCCTCGGGCAGAAGATCGCGGGTCTGCACGATTCGTGGCGCTGCGTTCAGCAATGCCTGGGAGACGGCTCTGGTGTCCTCGTCTGTTGATTCAAGTTGCTGCTCAAGCAGTCCTTCCTGATTGGGGTACGCACTTGCCAGTACCGCACCTTTAAGGCGACTCAGACCTTCTTTGGAAAGCGCCCCGCTCTTGTCTACGAGGACATTCTTTTCCTCTGCCGTGGGCGCCAATACCTCGATGGCCGACTTGACGAAATCACGGTTGGCAGCAGCATTGAGATCATCTGACTGCAACTGCGCTATGACGGCCGACGTCAGACGCGACGCATCTACCTTGGCCTGCTCGGTCGCAGATAACTTGGCCAGTGTGGCAGCGTTGGCCTCTTGCGCGAACCGCACCCGCTCGTCCTGACTCATCTCGGTCGTGCGTCTCTGAACCAGTACCGGCACCTGCATCTGGTCTAACTGATCGCGGTCGTAGCCTTGCTCCTCAAGGTAGTTCTTGTACGCCTCAAACCGTTCTGGGAACTGCTTTTGCGCCATCATTATGGCCATTACTCGACCATTGCCGGACTCAATTACGTTGTCCGGGCCAATAATCGGAGCGCCCCGATCCGCGTCGGGTTGCAGGCCCAACTGGTTCGGATCAAGTTCGGATGCGATCCGGCCGACCTGCGCCTCCATCGCTGCGCGATCCCGGTCGCGTGGCTGCATCTCTGCATCGGCGGGGAACAGATTTACTGCGTCGATTACTTCCGGCATCACCTGTACAGCCGTACCGGCCTGTGTCTTAACGGTACGCTGTTCAGCGCCTTCTGCGGAAGTAATACCTTGGGTTACGGGTGCCTGGTCGTCCTGATCTTCTACATTGAATAGGATGCTGTCATCGTCATCATCGTCATCCTGTGAATCCTGATTGAGTCGTTCTTCCAACTCTTTTATAGCCTGATTTGCTTCGTATCTCTGCCTCCCTATTTCGACCTGCTTTGCTAACTCTACGCCAGTTCTGATTGCGCCTGCTGTCGGCCCGCCGACCACTAAGCCCTGTGTTGATGTGTCGCCATATTGCGCTAACGATGCAGATTTCGGCGTTCCGACGGTAGTGGCAGCCAACTCCAATGGCGCTTGCACACCTTCGGCAGTGGCCTCAACGCCCGATGCTTGGGCGATCCGTCTTGGGCCTGTTGAGGCAGCGATCATCCCCATTGGGAACTTTCCAAGGAATGTCGCCTCCGCGCCCAATCTGTTTAACTGGCCCACGGCGAGGGCAAAGGGCAGCACGACAGCGATGTCTTCACCAGTCGGCTTGTCACGGCCAAGGTTGTTGGCCCTTTGCTCGGCCATCTGCCCGATCTGGCTCCAAATCCACAATGGCGCATTGCCAACAATCAGCATCATGTCTGGAATAGATTTAGAGCCTTCTTGCGCGATGAACTTGGCCATCGAGCCATAACTGCCAATGTCTTGCGGGTTTGCTGCTATTTCATCTTTGGCTTGTTTCCAAGTCACCACCTGACCTGTGTTCAACCACTCTTGCAGCCCCTCCACACCTTCACTCGAGGCTTCAAAAATGCTTTGCGTAACCGGCGTTTCCTTGTATTGCTCCGGCGATCTATATTCCAGGCGATAGCCCCACGGCGATTGGGCGTCAGGAGCAAGCCACGCACCACCGATCCTCTCACCGATCCACTGGTCAGCAAGTTTTAGGAAGTCGCCTCCCATCGTATCGAGAACCGTATTAAACCCTTTCGGAATTTCAAGCATACGGTCGTATATCTGGGTCGTGTACGCATCGAGCCCTGTCTGCTTTGGCGTCACGACATTCGGATCGCCGCCTACGCCACCGTATCCGGGTTTGAATAGATCAGACCATTGCCGTTCTTGCACTATCGGCGTAGTCTGGCCAGAAGCGGAATCGACGATCTTTGCATCCCTGCGCTCGATTGGCGCAGTAGTTCCCGGCTGTACCTGCTCAACCGATGGCGCTACTAGCAGTTCGTCAGCTTCTTCTTCTTCGTCACCGATAGCCGGGGTGATAACGGGTGGAGCGATTAGACCGTCATAAAGTCTTAGTTTTCTTGAATTCTGCGAATCAAGATCATCAACAGGTTCAAGCGTATCAATCGCCTGCGGGTCATCAAGCACTGTTTTTGACGGCCCATAAAGACCCTCATAAAGTCTCAGAGTCGCCATTAGTTATTTTCTATATGATGGATAATGCTTCTTGCGTGTTTATGGGAATAGCCCAGTCCTTCTAACCAAGCAAAGACAATCCGACGTCCTTTCGCGGCCTCCCCTTGAGCAGCCCATTCCTTAAATACCTTGGTTGCTTCGCTTAGTTGTTTAGTGGAGATCGCTGTATCCTCGCCCCCAAAAGAACCATCGGCTTCTTCAATAAAGGTCACACCGTCATTAAACTCTGACCCCATTACCTGATCGACCGCTTTTTTGTTATTACCCAGTCTGGCAAACTGTTCCGCGATGTCTGCCTGCAAAGCATCGAACACTTCTGGGGGAATCAACCCGGCTAATTTTCGTACTTCATCTGATGCACCTCTGAAATACGCGCCGATGTTTCTTTTTGATGCGACTTCTTCGGATAGCGTCCATTCTTTAGAACCGGCGCTAATCGCTCTAAGGCCATCGCCGACCCTTTGATACCCTAACGCTGATAAATCTTCCTGCGACATAGACTGATAATTAGGAATCAGTTGTTGGGACGCACTTGGAGAAAGAACACGCTGATCTCTGAATTCGCTTGTTACGTTCACGCCGGACTGTCGCGTTTCTGCTGATTGGTTCACTAATCTCTGCTGACTTTCCGCGCCTATATTTGCAATTCGTTGTTTTTCAAGGGTGGCTTCATTAACTGTCGTTTGCCTTTGGCCCGCAGCAATATCCGCGATCCTCTGTTTTTCTAAATTATTGGCCAAACTCGCATCGAAATTGTCTTGACGAGTCCCGGCCGACCATCCACCCGTATCCATCTGGCCTCGACCCATAAGCCATCCGGCGCGTTGCCAGTCTGCTTCGGATGTGATTGGCTGTGGCAGCATGGCATTTGAAACGGATGCGCCATCCGGGGTCTGCGCTAAAGGCGCTTGCGCCATTGCGTCCGTAATTGCGGTTGGTGATTGATTGGCAAAATCGGTTCCCTGCAAAATCATATCTCTGGCCATTGCGTGGCTAATGCCTTTTTGGACACCGCTATACGGAGTACCGACCTGAGAGGGGTGCCAAAATCTAGGGTCTTTCTCTGCCTGCGTTTGCCATTGTTTCGTCATCCATTCTTGTTGGGCTGCGTCTGAAGCCCGCTGTCGAGCCAACTGCTCATTCGCCCAAATCTGCGAGGGGTCAAGTTCTGATGTGCCACCTCCACCACCTCCAAACATTGTGTTTTGGAAATTTCTGGAAGCAGTACCCAGATTAGGGTTCTGGAACAGAGGGGAAAAGGTTGCGTACTTAGCCATTGCCGTTATCTCGGTCGAGTGTTGTAAGTGTTCCCGTAGATAGAAGACCACGGACGAGGCATCGGTTGACGGGTGTTACTGGAAGGAAACATCGAGCCGAACATACTGCTGAACGACGGCCTGATCTGGTTCCCCAAGTTAAACAGGGTAGAGCCGATCAACGTGTTGATGTCGGCCCGTGGATCGACGCCTGTCTCGGTTGTGGGATACAACGGTACAGGGTTGAACATTTGCTGCTCGATATCGGCCACCCGCCCGCTTCTCTGGCTCTGGGCAGCAGAGGATCGGAGTGCATTGGAAACATCGCCGGCCTGCAAGCCTGCATTGGCTAACGCATATCCCGGGGCAAGCACTTGGGCTCTGGCCTGCGATCTGGCCTGATTCTTTGCAGCCTGATCGGCCATCTGCTTGTTCAGATTCTCTGCGATGATCTTCGGCGCGTCTGTCGCACCCTGCGTTTTAGGCAAAGGCGCTGCCGGAATATCCGCGTACTGCGAAAGCGTATCTTTCACGCGGGCCTCGATCTCCGGGGCTATTGCCTTCTGTTGCTGCAAAGAGCGGTCAAACAGTTCTTTGCTTTCGCGACTGATATCCGCTTGCCGTGCAATCTCGTCATCGCGTAACGCTTTTTGAGCCATGAAGACGTTGTGACGGCCTTGGTTTGCTTACTCCATCAACCGCCACTCGTCGTCATATTTGCGCTTCCAGGCATCATAAGCCTGCTGTTGCCCTTTCAGCGCATTACCGAATCCCGCGCCCATCATGCCGAGCCCTATTGGCCCTTGCGCTGCCTGTAAAAAGTTACCAACAAGCGGAACAATATCTCCCGCAAATCTGAATATGTCTTTCCAGTCCATCGCCTTCCCCCCTAAGTTGTTTTCACCACGTTGGAAGAACCCGGCCCGCTGATTCCGTACTCAGATGCCCGACGCATCCGGTCTGCGATAGCCTGTTTTCGCCTTTCCTGATCGTATGCACTGGTGATGCCCGAAAGCGCCGTTGCAAAGATATCGCCGAGAGGGGATAACTCTTGAGGCGCTGCCAGTGACGCTGATTGCGATTGCGCCAGTCCTCTCATGTACGAGGGATCATGCGCTGCTTCGGCCTGACCCATGAGAGCCTGCTTCTGTTGGTTCACCGCTGCTTGGGTCTGCGCCCGCCTTCTCATTGCCTCGTCCACAATATCCTGACCGGCTTGCGTGTAGGTATCAGAAAGTTTTGCCTGACGCCGGTTCATCGCCGACGACTGGCCCAACCCAGTCCGGGTCAGCGCGAACAACAATTCCGACCCCGCATCCTTGTATTGGTCTTCCAGTTGCGGATTCTGGAAGTTCAAAAATGCCTGCTGCTGCTGATCGTAAAAACCCGGCGTGAATGTCTGGCCAAACACATCCGAGACGGCTGACCGGCCTTGCTCTATTCTCCCTTTTCTGGCTTCTTCTTCCTGCCTGATCCGATCCCGCTCTGCTTTTGCCTCTGCATCTCTCTGTGCTTGCCTTGCTCGCTCCGCAGCCAGTGCTTCCTCTGCTACATCAGCGCGTTCCTGCTGATCTTGGTGTTGCTGGGCAGCAATGGTTTTTTGGTCGTCATACTGAGTCTGCGCCTGCTGCTGCGCCTGCTCTACCTGATCTTTTGCCTGAGAAGCAGCCTTGCGCCCTCTCTCATAAGTAGCACCCGCTATCGCTGTTGATGCTATCGGAATAGCGTTTGAAGCAACAAAGGAACCGATTACTTTTGCAGCGCCAATAGTCATTGAAATTGGATCGCACATATCTCTACCCTCTAAAGAATCAATATCTGTTTTGAAAAGTTAATGTAGTTACGGCCCGTGTCACGCCAGTTCGGCAGCACATCGCCACGCTTGAAGCCAAAAAATTCAATCCACTTATGCGCCTCGTCGTAGTCCTCGAGAGACTGGCAATCCATTTGCACAACATCACGCTGCTGCGCCCAGTGATTCAAGTTTTCACGAATGGTTTTTGTGATCGTGTAACGCATCCTGTTGAAGTCATCAGTCGCGAAAAAACCCACCCTTGCCTGTGACATCGCATACGGGTATTTCGACCACCCGCAGATCGCGACCCGCTTGCCCCGGTCGTTACACATCGTCCAACCGTCCGCGTAATACCCGCTAAAACCGTCCATTAGGATCGTGGCAAGTTTCTTCCGGTCATCAGTTTTATACGGCAGGCTGATTTCCTCAAAGTCGCGATCCCGCATCCGATAGGCAACATCGAAAACGTCGTTTGGGTTTATCGGCTCAAGAATCATCAGTCGGCCTGCGCGTTCTGGTAGTGAACAACCAAGTTGGCCACTTTGGCCTCCCCCGAATCACTGTGAGTTAGTTTGAGCCCGATGTGCGTAGACAGTCCTTGGAAGGCTGCTGATCCCATGCCGTAAGTCGTGTCCGGCACAGTTGCGATCAATTCAGTCTTGGTAATGTCTCGCGGATCGGTAGCCACGTTGACGGCCCAGACGCCATCACAGGCAAGGTCTATGGCTGAGTACGCTTTTGTCGTGGCCGGTGTACCGGCATCAAGGAATGGGATCGTCGCTGTTACCGTGGACGAGTCGTAAGTCGTGCCGGTATCTCCACCGTAAAGATAGAGTTTGTCAGAGGTATCGCGTACATACAGCTTCTCGCCTTGAACTGCGAAGGCATCCACCGTGAATCCAGGCTCGTATGTTGACCATGCCTGCACCTTGGAGCCCGGGAAGTACGAGAAGACATAAATCTTGGTGCCGATAGCCAACCAGTAACGGCCTTCTCTTGGCTCGATCACCCCTTTGGCGATCACGGCATTGTTTCTGCTTGACTGAATTTCAGACCGGATAATGTCATCAATCGGGTTGCCGACATCGCCCACAAAAGCAGCGTTGGATGAGTCACGCGCCCGCAGAGAACGTACTCCCGTTTCCGCGAGATAAAAGACGTCGTTATCGCCGAACTGCACCACGCTATGCCCTGCAATCGTGCCGGTGTTTGAAAGCACCTGTACCTGAGAGTTTTTGTCCGGGTCTGGATCGAGGAACCATATCTGGACGGCACGTTCAGAGAAGATGGCAGCGTTTTGGTAGTAATTCGCCATTGCCTTCAACTTTTCCGATCCCGCAGCCTGATTGGACATATTGACGAACCCGGCGCCAATACTCGAATCAAGCCATTCCGTCGGAGAATCAATACCGCTGAAAAACATCACGGACTCCGACAACTGGTAAACCTTGTTGCCGGACGTCCAGACAAACTCACCCGGGGTGTACGTTCCCCCGGAAGTACCGCCACCCCCCATCGTGGTCGTGTAGGTCGTTGAACTCGCGCCCGCAGAGGATGTTCCGCTGCTCGTAATGTCGTAACCCGTTGCTGTGCCGGCAGCAACCGTCATCACAATCGAGAATCCGTTTGATCCGGTGCCACTGGCCCCGGCTAGAACGTGAACCTTGCTATCTGCGTTGGCTCCACTGTATTCTGGGCTGCTTGAAAAGGTATCGAGTTGCGAAGCAATTTTCTGCGCGAACGCCGTCGTGGTTTCGTTGGCATAACCGCTGCCACCGCCCGTCACAGAGATCGACGCAACCGAGCCTGATCCCTGGACGGCCGTACCGGCTGCACTGGCCCCCCCGCCACCAGAAAAGGAAACCGTTGGTGCGCTCGAATACCCCGATCCACCACTGGTGATCGTGATCGAGGACACCGCGCCCGCAGAGAGGTTGGCTGTGGCCGTCGCACCAGAGCCCCCGCCACCGCTGAAACTCACGGTCGGCGAACTCGAGTAACCGCTGCCACCGTTTGTCACCGTCACAGAGGCCACCTGCGCGGAGATCGTTGCCGTTGCGGTTGCCCCGCTGCCCC